GGTGGAGTTCTGAAGGGTCGCGACGACATTGACCGAGCCTGCCGCGAATGTGCTGACGCTCGAGAGGGTGCCCGTCTGCTGTTGGGTTCCCGTGTTGAAGATGACTGCCGACTGGAGGACCGTTCCCGCGATGCTCGTCTGACGGACTCGCATCGTCATCGCCGCCGAGGTGCTCGCACCGAATCCGGGCTCGAAGTAGGTGATCCGGTAGTAGCGATCCGCGACCGCGGTGAACGAGGAACCCGTGATCTGAACCTCCTCGCTCGTGATCGTCGAGTCGGTCGTCGTCACTTGCGAGTAGGCGACGACGCCGCGTGGAAATCGGTTCTGTTGTGCCGCCGTGAGGACGGCGCCGACGCTGAAGTTGGTGTTGGGTGTGATGGGCACGAGGGCTCCTCAGTTGAAGACCAGGGTGAGGCGACCCGAGTTCGCGTCGGCTACGGGAGAATTGAACACGCGGTAGGTCGTCCCGGACGCGCAGGACGACGATGCTGTGGCGTTGATCGTCCCGTTAGCGTTGCCGGGGTAGAGGAACATCCCGAAGTTCGCATCGACCGCGATCCGAGCGAGAGTCGCCGCCGACAGAGTGAACTCCTTGGCGTTCCCCTGAGTCTGCGAGGTGCCGGTCGTGAAGTGGGCGGTGTCGAGACCGGGGTTCCCTGCGGGAACCGATCCGTGATTATGGGTGGCGAAGGCGACGACGGCGCCCGAGCATCCGTCGGCAGAACTTCGGAACGTGCGGATCGTCCCGCTGTCGGGGACGTAGCCCTTGGCGACGCTGGAGACCCCTGAGCCGTAGAACCAGTGACCGTACTGGTAGTCGAACTGAGTGCCGATCCAACCTCCGGGCACGATGCCGAGGTTCGCGAAGTCGCTCCTCCACGCGCCGTCGGAGATCCAGGTGCCGTGGGTCAGTGCCAGGACGGTGAATGTCCCGAGCGGTTTCGCATACCCCGACGTCGCCGCCGAGAAGGTCGCGTTGCCCGCGTTATCGACCGCGACGGTGCGGAAGTAGTGGACTACTCCACGTTGGCCCGCCGCCACCGAGTAGGTCGTCGACCCTCCCGCCGTCGAGATCGAGGTGACCGTCGAGTAGATCGACCCGTCCGTCGATACCTGGAGGAAGTATGAGGCGACCCCGGACTCGGCGTCCGCCGTCGAATTGAACGCGACGGTGAAGCCGGGGAGACCCTGCGTCCAGGTGAGCGCCGAGACACCGCCGCCGGTCGGGCCCACGTTGTCGAACTGATAGATCTGCGTCCACGTCGTCGCGCCCGTCTTGGCGAACATCTTTTCGACCTGATCCCAGGTCGACGCGCCTGTCTTGACGTGGATCTTCTGCGTCCCGCTGATCTCGTCCCACGTCGACGCGCCGGTCTTGATGAAGAATCCCATCTCAGTATTGGATGAAGATGTCGCCGATCGCGCCGAGACCACTCGCGGGTGTGCTCGTGCCGAAGTGGATCTTCGATGACGTCGCGGACGGTAGCGCGGTGCCGATGCTCACGATCGAGGTCGCCGCGCCGTCGCCCTTACTGTCGGAGGCGGTGACCGCGCGCCAGGTGAGTCCGCCGCTCTGCGAGGAGTCGGCGCAGAGCACCGTGTTATTCGTGCCGACCGCGACGCGGACGACGGTCGCCGACGCGGATCCCGCGAGTAGGTCCCCCTTCGTCGTCACCAGTTTCACCGCCGAGGCGTCGTAGAGAGCGTTCGTCGCGAGCCCGTAGTCGTTGACGTCGACTGCGGCGTAGATGTCGCCGTTGACGTAGTTGGTCCTGACCGGAAAGGTGGCGGGCATGGGTCTCCTAGAACGAGAGGTAGTTGGTGTCGAGGACTCCGAAGGTTGAGGAGTCGAGAATGAATCCGTCGCCGCTGATCGGCTCCGCGGTGGTGAGGTCGATACGCCAGCCGCCGGGAGTGATGGTGTGCGAGATCGCCTGGAGTGTGAGCGTCCGCGTCACGGATCCGGACCCGTATGTCTTGCTCACCGTGATCGGGACGAGGAGGTCCGAGTCGAGGATCGTCGAGAGTGAGCCCGCGCTGATGGCCTGAGCGTTGACGACGATCGAGTCGATCGTGACGACCGGCTCCTTACGCGCCGTGAGGATGAACGCGGCGTAGTCCGTCGCCTCGGTCGTCGTTTGGATGAGGGTCTCGCTGATCGCGAGACTGCGTCGGAAGAAGGCGTCGATCGACGAACTGTCGGTCGCAGTCTGAGTCGCTCCGGTAGCCGTCGAGACGGTTACGTCGTTCGCGATCTGCTGTTCATCGAAACGCTGACCGATGTTCTCGAAGCGGATGCCGCTCGTCTCGTTGAAGATGAGGGGGGCGACCACTCCTCCGGCGGCGAGTTGCTGGAGCGTGTGTCGATTCCGGAACGTCGCCTTACCCTCGCTCGAGATGTAGAACGCTCCGAGTTCGGTCTGCTCGCATACCTGGAGAGCCGCGAGGGCCGACCGCTGAGATCCGGGATCGGCGGCGAGGGTGCTGATCCCGGTCTCGAGATCCCGTTGAGATGTTGCGAATGAGACGGTGTCGAGGATCTTGCCGATCCGCGTCCCCGTGTCCTGACCGACGGCGGATCCGGTGACCGTCGAGATCGTCGCGAGGTTGAGGAGACGGAAGGCGTCGGTGGCCTCGATCGTCACGAGGGAGGCGCCGACGCCGGTCTCGTAGGTGTAGGAGTAGGCGTCGGTGAATCCGGCGAAGAGGATGTATTCGGTGCCGTCGACGGTCGCGGTGACTCGGAACTGGCGGAGAGGCTTGACGTATCCGACGAGTGGAGACGAGCCGTTGTCCGGGTTGAACACCCCGGCGGAGTCGAAGAGGGTGACCGAGCAGGTGCCCGCGTCGAAGGAGTCGGTGACGCGAGTTCGCCCGCGTCGCACCGCGACGCTTTGGACGAGGCTGGTGATCTCATAGAAGGCGGCGATGGCGGGCCCGAGGAGTGCCGAGGGGCCGAGAGCGGTCGAGCCGAGGGTCAGGTTCCCGCCTACGACGAACGACTGGTCGGGCCTGATGTAGGTGCGGATCTGCGGGAGCGTCATGCGAGGACTACCTGCCGACCGCTCTTCTGAGCCTTCAGAAGTCCGACTCGGATGCTCTCGATGAGATCACGCTCCGAGACGACGGTCCCGTTGACCGTGACGTTCACGGTCGCCCCCATAGCGGCGCCCCCACGGCTGAGCGGGACCACGGCCTCCGGTCCGCTCTCACCGATGAGGGCGAGCGTCGGCGCGGAGACGATGCCACCCGCCGCGAGTTTCGGGATGAACGGGATGTCGGGAGGATCGAGAGTGATCTTGCCGGGGCCCGGAGGGTCGATGGTGAACTCGAGGAGATCGTTCACCTTCTGGATGATCTCCCGGTTGATGAAGTCGATGATCCCGTTCACGAACGCCTTGCCGACGTCGAGACCCTTCTGTCCGATCTCCTTGAGTCCGTCGACGATCGCTCCGACGAGCGAGTCGGCGAGATCGAGACCGAGATCGACGAGAGTCCCGAGGAGGTCGAAGAAGAGTCCGGGGAGTTTCGGGAGCAGTTCGGCGACGAACTTTCCGAGTCCGACGAGAGCCTTCGGCAGTAGTTCAGCGATCCACGAGAGAGCCGCTCCCGCGAGTTTCACCGCCTGCGCGCCGATCTTCGGGATCGCCTCGGTGACGAACCAGGAGAGGACCTCACCGAGGAACTCGCCGAGCGCCTGGAGAGCCGGTCCGATGCGCGGACCGATCCAGTCGACGAGAGCGTTCCCGAGCGCGACGAGTTTGTCGACGAGCATCGGGAGTCCCTCGTCGATGAACCACTGAGCGGCCTTGCCGACGAACTCGCCGAGCGCGCGGAGCGCCGGACCGATCCGCGGGCCGATCCACTCGATGAGTGCGACGCCTAACTGTTTCGCCTTCTCACCGAGGAACGGGAGGCCGGTCGAGATGAGCCACTCGCCGACCCGTTTGAGGAAGTCGAGGAGGGCGGCGAGCGCCGGAGGCGCCGCCTCCTTGATCCAGTCGACAAACTTTCCGCCGAGTTCTCGGAGCCGCTCACCGATCTCGGGCAGTTTGTCCCGTAGCCGGTCGATGATCCCCTGGAGACCCTCCTCCTCGAAGATCGTCGCGAGTTCACCGAAGGCGGGTAGGACGCGGTCGGTGATGAATCCGAGGGCGGTGCCGAAGGCGGGCAGAAGAGCACTACCGAGTTGCGACTTCACGTTCTCGAACTGGGCGGCGAGGATCCGCTGCTTGTTCGCCACCCCGTCGGAGGTGCGGGCGAAGTCGCCTTGTGCGTCGGTGGTCTGATCGAAGATCGCGGCCTGAGCCGCGAGAACCTTCTGCTGTTGGGTCAGCGCACCCTTGCCGTTGTAGATCCCGAGTTCGAGCGCCTTCTGTTTCAGCGTCGCGTCATCGAGGAGCACCCCGTACTTGCGGATGGGCTCAGCCTCACCGCGTAGGGCGGCGCCGATCGCCTCGACCGCCTCCTCCGGAGTGGTGTTCGAGAATGAGGCGAGGTCGGAGGCGAGTCCGACGAAGTCGGTGGAGAAGGTGGCGAGGTCCTTGCCGGTGAGACCCGCCGCCTTTCCGAAGGTGCCGAAGGTGGAGGCGGCGTTCAGCGCCGACGTCTGAGACTGTCCGAACGCGGTCGCCGCCTTCTGAGCGAACTCGGTGACCTCGTCGGAGGCGTCGCCGAACACCACTCCGGTTTTCGACGTGACCTCATTGAGATCCGACGCCGAGTCGACGAGTTGCTTCCCGATGACCGCTCCGCCCGCCGTGACGGCGGCGAAGCCGATCGCGAGTTTCTTTCCGAACTCGAAGAGGCCCTCACCGATCCGACTCGCTCGCGAGCCGACGTCGTCGAGCGCGCTGAGCGCGCCCTTCGCGTCACCGAGGACCTCGATCGTGAGGCGCCGTGTGTCTGCCATCGTCGGCTCCTGGATCTAGTCGGGGAAAACGTCGCTGAGGAGGTCCCTCATCTCGTCGGAGTAGAGGTCGACGATCTCGTCGATGTTCGCCCTTATCGTCGGGAAGAGGAAGTAGCCCGCGGTCCTCCCGTTACCGCGCCACTCACGAAACTGATTCCAGCCGAGCATCGTCCCGGTGACCTTCACCGCCGTCGCGCCGTAGTCCTTACGCGCCCGCTTCCTCACCGTCGACGAGCCGCCATAGCGGTCGTAGGCGAGGGTCTGATCCTCCACGCGGCGGATCACCTTCTTGATGTTCTCCTCGTCGCGCACGAGGGTCGCTCTCCCCCGCGTGTTCTTCAGTAGTCGACGCTTGTCGCGGTAGGCGCCGAACTCGGCGCCACCGAAGAAGGGGGCGGAGCGTCCTCCCGCGTTGATCCTCGCGGCGACCCCGGATCGTGACGGCTCCATCGAGCGAGCGGCGCTCGCCGCGAGACGTCCGACGGTCGACGCGCGGGTCCTCGCGCGCTGGACCACGAAGTCGGCGACCTTGTAGTTCACGTCCTTGAGACCCGCCTGCCCGTTCGACCCGAGGGTCTGATCGGTGGAGCGGATCGCCCGTCGTAGGTCGGCGAGACCGGCGACACGGATCGAGTCGGCGGAGCGGACGACCATGTCTAGTTCCTCTCGCGACGACGCTGGAGGACGTCGATGATCGCCTCGATCATCCCCGGCGGGGAGTCGAGGAGATCGTTCGGCGCGATGCCGGTCTCGACGCTGATCTGAGCGATGAGGTACGTCACGCCGTCTCGACGAAAGGGACGGTGGCCCCGACGATCTCGACGTTCGCGAGGGTCTCGAAGTAGTCGTCGCCGAATAGGGGGACGATGCGACCCGCCGACCGCTCGGCCTCCCAGGCGAGCCAGAAGAGGTGCTCCATCCGTTGCTCGACGGTGAACGCCTTGGCGAGCCCGATCTTCCAGTGACGCTCGAAGGCGACGATCTGACGGGGGCCGACGGCGAGCATCTCCACGCTCCCGTCGACCTTGCTCACCTTCAACTGCCAGGAGATCACGAGGTCGCCTTGGTGATCGCCCCGGAGACGGGCCAGGTGACCGAGGCGGTCACCAGTTCACCACTCCCGCCTGAGAGCGGCGTCCACTGAACGACGAGGCAGGTCATCGAATACGACGGGTTCGTCGCCGAGGTCGCCGCGTTCACCGGCTTCACGATCACGTTGGTCGTAGTGCCTAGTAGCGGATAGATCGTGGCCTCGACCGCGGAGGCGGCGAAGTCCTGATGGAAGTCCAGCGAGATCGACGAGTCGGAGAGTCCGGCGACCCGCTTTCGTCCGGTGTCGCCGAAGGCGGTGGTGTCCACCTCGTCAAACTTTGTTTCGATCGTCACCGAGTTGATCGACGTCGAGAGATCGACGCCGTTCACCGAGATCGACGGGTTGGTGAGCACGAGTTTCGCCACGATTACTCCTGAGGGGGTTCGGCCTTCGCGGCCTTGGGGTTGATGGGTTGGAGATGACCGCCCCCGATGAGGGCGGCGATGTTCACGCCGTCGAGGTCGCTCTCACTGACGACCTCTCCTGGCTTCTTTCCGACGACCTCACGGTCGCCGACGATCCGATAACTGTTCATGGGAGTCCCTTTCACGGGTGGACGGTGACGGCGAAGGTGACCGTCAGATAGCGGTTCCCGACGATGTCGAGGTTGCTGATCCCCGACGCGGTGGCGACCGTCGCCGATGAGACGACTCCGCCGAGGGTCGGGTCGGTCTCGAGCGCGCTACGGATCGACGTCGCTCCGCTCGCCATGAGGTAGTCGTCGAGACGTTTCTGAGCGACGCGCTCGGAGGCGGCGCCGACGATCACGGTGATCGAGTAGTCGTGGACCGCGTCTCCTCCGGCGAAGGCGCGGTGGTAGGTGACGGACTCGAGAGCCGGTATCGCCATCGGCGGGTTGAAGTTGTCGGGCAGGAGGTCGGCGGCGCGTAGACCGCTGATCGTCTCGAGTTTCGTCTTGAGGGCCTGCTGGATCTGAGACGGAGTCGCGGGCATCAGGCGACCACCGGGAGGCGGAACGGGGCGATGAGCGCGGAGACGTCGGGGTCGATACGACGCACGACGATCGCGCCGAGGTCGCCGAATCCGGCGACGCCCAGCGGTGAGTCCAGTCGCTTGAACTGTCGCGTGGCGAGCAGGACGGTCGCCTCACGGACGGCGTCGGGTACGGCGGGCCAGCCCCAGCGGGCGGTGACCTCGACGAGAGTCCGACCGTTCGCCGCGACCGGGAGTCCGGTGTCGAGAGCGCGGATCACTCTCACGGGTTGACCCTGGACGATCGCGTTCGTCGGCTCGATCTGGAAGTCGACGCCGATGGCGAGCGTCGTCTCATAGGAGCCGTCGGCGTCGTCGTCGATCTTCACCACCAGTCCGGTGAGCGTCGAGACGTCGTCGATGGTGAGGAGATCGGGTCGCGATGCGGCGAAGGTGCGCGCCGACGTCGAGGCGTCCTGGTAGAAGCGGCGGCTCGTCTCGCCGTCGATACGACGTGACGCCGCCTCGACCGCGTTCTCCAGGAGAGTGTCGTCGGTGGCGTCGGTGATGCGGAGCGCCGCCTTCACCTCGGCGAGTGAGCAGTAGCCGTTGGTGATCGCCACGGTCAGCCCCCGGCGGGCTTGCGGCGCGCCTTACCCGTCGGGGCGACGGCGGTCTCGGTGACC